AAAGGTAACAAGTATAAGGTCATATTTGGGGGTATAGTCGGGAACGCAGATTCCGTCATGGGGAATCTTGGTGTACCATTGGGTGGAGATCTGGGTACTACAATCAGAGAAAGCAACCTTGAGATCGCTAACCCAAATATCACTGGTAAAGCCTCTCCCATCATATCGGATGCCTTTAATAGCAGATTCAGTCTTTCATGCGACTCTGTAAACATGCCTGGAAGAGGTCTTGCCACCAGCAATCATAAAACAATTGGTCCCTCCAGAGAAATGCCATATAGTAGGACATACGGCGGAGATGTGAGCATGGATTTCCTATTGGGAAAAGACATGCTGGAGAGGAAGACATTTGAGACTTGGTTGGATAAGATTAGTAACCCCAAAAACAATAGATTCGAATATTACGATAAATATGTTTGTAATTGTGATATACTGATGTTCGATGAGTTAGGAACACCAGTTTATAAGTGCAGACTGGAAGAAGTCTACCCCAAAGAGGTAGGAGGCATTCAGTTAAGTAATGAAGGTAGCGATATGGCAAAACAGAATGTCACACTCCACTACAGGAAATATGTTCCTATGAATCTTGACTTCGGAGAGTTGAGCGATGTATCTGATGGACTCAATAGTGCATCGAACACATCCAGACAATTCTTGGATGCCTTGGGTATAGACGACGGAGGAGCTATCGATCAGTTGACTAGATCTAGAGAAACGTTTGAGAAATATGGGGATGATGGAAGAGTAGTAAATAAAGCCTTCAAGTCAACTGACTTGACGGGTTTCTTAGGTGGTTAGTATTTTATGGAGATTAGATAATGCCTTTACCTGAATTGACAGTTCCAAGACACAGTATGAAAATACCCTCTGATGGTAGAAATATCACTTATAGACCTTTTTTAGTGAAAGAAGAGAAGATCCTTCATGTCGCTATGGAATCAGAATCAGTGGAGGCTATGCTCCTCGCTACAGAGCAGGTTATAAACAACTGCATAGAGGAAGATCTGGATCTGAGGAAGATCCCAATGTTTGATATAGAATATATGCTTACACAGATAAGATCCAAATCAATAGGTGAAGTGGTGAAACCAGTTACCACTTGCAGCAGTTGCGGAGAGCAGCAAGAAGTCAACATGGATATTAGCCAGGCAACAATAGTGGGGGAGACCAAAGATGACAGTGGGAATACAATAAAAATAAATGATTCCATAGGAGTGGTCATGTCTTATCCAACTATGGATTCCATGACTAGGGGTTTGTTAAGATCTAATTCAAATGGACAAGATTCCATGATGGAAGATCTCATATACACTATGGTAGACAATATGAAATACATTTATGATGCAGACGAAGTGTATAACTGCGGTGATTGCAAAGAAGAGGAATTAGTCAAGTTCGTAGATAGCCTGACCAAAGAACAGTTTTATAAGATAGCTGATTTCTTCAATGAAATACCCAAATTGTCATTGGAGAAGAGTCACAAGTGTAGCAAGTGTGGTGCTGAGGATAAGGTGGTGGTGGAAGGATTACAGAATTTTTTTGGTTAAGCCTTTGCCATGAAACTTTAGAAGCAATCATGATATCTAACTTCAATTTGGCATTTCATTATGGATTTGATATGAGCACAGTGGATAATATGATACCATGGGAGAGGCAAGTATATCTAACCCTCATCAATAGAGAGATGGAACACAGGATCAAGGAGAGGCAAAAGACCTCGAATAGTTAAGGATCAGAGAAATGGCAATGGACCCGCAAGAAAGAAGAGCATTCGCAGAAAATGCCAAGAGTATGAGAGATCTGAACTCAGTTCTCAAGAAGCTCCAGATTAATCCAGAAGAAGAAGCTGGCATAATGAAGGAGCTGGGCGATTCTATCAACATGGGTAATAACCAGCTGAGTAGCTCCTTATCTAAGCACCACAGAGAAGACAGGGTAGACGGAAAATTCGAGAGTAAAAGGCAGGATAAGAGATTCAAAGAACTTATCAATGCTAACGGTAGAGTATTTGGTGTCTTCGGTAGGATGTCTAATACTCTGAAGAATATGTTCGGTCTAATGCCTAATAGGTCAGCACTTAAAAGGCAAAAAGCAGCAGATATGTCTGCTATGGATCAGAGGAATATCAGCAGAAGACAGCTGAAAGCAATGCAATTAATGCTTGCCGCTACTCTAACATCTAGGACAGCAGCTAAAGAATCAGCAGTAGAAGCAGCATACGCCGATGCACAAGGAGCAGAGCGTAACCTGGCGCTCATTAATACTCTTGAAGGCCTGAATCTTAAAGGTGCGGGGGAAGAGAAGAGAAGAAAAGGGCTTGTAAGTGGGTTGATGGGTGCTGCTAGTGGTGTGGGTCTTGCTGGCATTAAAGCAGCAGTCCTAGGACTTCCTGCTGCACTCAACTTTGCAGGAGCCTTATTGAAGTCCCCATTAGGTCAGATTGCTGGTGCTGGCATACTGGGTTATAAGGCTGGAGAATGGTTATCTAACAACTTAATAGTCCCTTGGATAGATGATTTTTATGAGAAAGAGGCAAAAATACGGGGAACCGCTGGTGCGGTTACAACTGGACAATCCACTGTAGTAGATGAGTCTGGCAAAGAGCAAAAAGTTTTCAGGTTGGATTCCAGGCTTTCTAAGAAGTATGGAACGGGTGCATTAATCACTGAGGACAAGGCTAGAGAGATTGCCAAGGCAGAAGGATTTAGCAGCATCGATGAGATGTCTTCTAAATTTATGGAAGGGTCTGGTCTAAAGTCAGAGTCTTTCAAGAAGTCTACAGAATCAGGGGCAGCACTACAAGGCTCAGAAGAGAAATATTCAGCAGAAAGTTTGAAGAAACGATCTGCGGCGATCGCAGAACAAAGACAAGCACAAGAAGTATCACTGTTTTCTGATGATGAATTCACCAGAGAGTCGACCAAGAAGAAATTAGGGATCAACAGGATTGCTAAACTCGCTTTGATGAATGAGAGACAGTTATATGGCTATATGAACAAAGGGTTCGGTCAGAAGGCAGACGCAGTAGAAAACGAGAAGAGAGCACAGGCTATTGCTGAGACGGTATCCACCCAATACTATGCGGCAATGAACAGCAATGATCCGAGTATAACCGCAAGAGAGAAGAAGGCTATATTCCAGCAGTTCCCTCTTTCATATGCATTGGCAAGACATCCAGCCGCTTTTTGGTCTTCTACTTGGGGCGTAAGATATGACGGATCTAGTAAAAGTTATTTCCCATATCCAGCTGCACAAGGCATTCCGAGGACGGCAAGCGGTTATGATAAGAAGTTTGGAGCGCCTGGAGGAAACTGGAACGGATCCAAAGTATGGAATGATTATGCTAACGCGCCTGGACCCACTGCTTTAGCGGCTGGTGGTCTAGCAATGGCTCCATTAAGAGCATTTGTGGCAGAGAAAGAACCAGAACTGGTACTGCCTCTAAGCAAGGCTCCAGCATTCATATCAGAGGTACTCACAAAGGCATCCAATAGTCTCAGTGCTACCAACGTGGGAATGCAAGGCATGCTCTCCTCTATGTCCAAGGGGGGTGCTGGGGGTATTGGGAGTGCACCTCAAATTGTCACGAATACAGTGATGAGCAATCAGAACAACACCTATTCTTCTTCCAATAGTCCTGTAAGGGATGTAAATGGCATACAGTACAGGATAAAAGGTGCGTAATATAAAACAAGAGGCCCCCGAAGGAGCCTCTTGAAAAGGTAAGGATTTTGCGGGCGAGGTGATCAATCCTCGCTAGCGAGCCTCTCGAAGTAAGACAATGCATCATCTTCCTCGTTCCCCGAAGTGCTCTTAGGAGTCTCTTCAACCTGACTCTTAATAGTCTCTTCCACCTCTCTCTTGGTGGTGGTCGTTGCTACTTCTTCAGCAGTCTCTGCAATATTGTTTCTACCGCGACCCAGAACCTGCATCAGTCGGGACTTGAGTTCGTCATAAGACTTGAACTGATCGTCTCCGATGAGAGGCTGAAGCGGATATTGCTTGTTCCAGACTTCTTCGAGCTTTGAATCATCACCATCAAGAAGTTCAGTTGGTGAGTCAAATTCACTCTTATCATAATTAACGAACCCTGCTACCTTGCGTACCTTCAGCTTGAAGTTCGCACCCTTCCAAAAATCAAAGGGATTAACTGGTTTTTCATCTTCAAATTCTGGTTGAAGAGATTCCATTACCTTATCAAAAATCTTCTTGCCGAACTTGTAGAGGAAGACTTTGCCCTCGTTCTGAGGATTCTTTGGATCGCTGATGACCATGATATTGGAAATGTAACTGAGCCTTCGCTTTCGGTTACGTGCAACGTCCTTGTCAGACTCAAGTCCACTATTCCAAAGCTCACTGTTTGCCTCGCATAGTGGGCATTTCTTCCCAATCGTGGTTGGACAATTTTCAATGTACCAACCACCCTTACCCTTAAAACCATGGGAGAAGAGTCTTACCCACGGTGCATCTTCCCCTTCTACAGGAGGAAGAAAACGTATAATAGCAAAGCCGTTGTCGGACTTATCTCTTTCGATCTTCCAGAATCGATCGTCTTGATAGCTTGCCTTATCCGTGGTGCTGATCTTGGTTAGTTCTTCCATCAAGGACTCTGTATTCCCTGATGACTTTTTCATATTACTAAAACTCATAGTGCATTTTCCTTTATATAATGCGTTTTGTGTGTTTGAAGTATGTTTTTATTATACCATACAGGCTGAAGTGTGTCAACCTATTTCATTGGCAAACGGGTCTTCCTAGGTAGTAGATTAACCTCTTGCCCTTCCCTTTTGATCTTCTCTTTTATTGGTTTGCTCAGAAGCCTGGCAGCCATGAAAGGCTCTATACCTTGCTCATCACATAAATAAAGTACAGCATCAATATAACTATCATATCTATCGTGTAAAATTAGGGATTCCACTTCCCTGCAGAATTCTGTATTGTCCATAAGACCCCCATGAGTGCGTTCTTCTGTTTTATATATAATACGTAGGATATATTTGTCAATAGTGACCTAAACGGAGACAGAAATGACTAATACAGACGACAATATTCAAATCAATTCCAGTATGCCTAGTGGGGCAACCATTGCCACTGACTACCATTCGGCTACCCAGACCCATTTTCAGGTAGTCAAACTCAATACTGGTGGGGATGGTAATGACGCTCTGCTGTCTAATACCAACCCTCTCCCAATATCATATGCTACCAGCACTGGTCAACCTTATGTTCCAGTCTCTGGAAGTACAGATGGTGCGACCCCTGTGCAAGTCCAACTCACTGGTGGTGCGTCAGTAGACATCGAGAACATTACCGTCGCTGGTGGCACGATTACTAGGATTACAGAAGGTATCAGTGCAGACATCCGAGGTGTAGCCGTAGGTGTCACTATGGCAGTTTCCACCATGGGGGAGGCTAATAAGGTCGCAGTCACTGGTGATGTAAGACTGCTGAACGGATCTAATAGCATAGGAACAGTTGAAGTTTCTGGTGTCACAATTCCAATTGGAATCACAGTAGGAAGGGTTACCGCTGGTACATCCGCAGTAGCAGTGGGTACGAACACTTTCCAAAGTGGTTTCAGAGTAACTAATTTCAGTTCAACATCAACAATAGCACTGGGTGGGGATTCAAACGTTGGTTTCACCAATGGGTATCTTTTAAATCCCCGAGACTCACTATTTGTGGAGTCTAATAATGCTGCTGGTGTGTATGTGGTCAGGTCCAGCGGTGGGGCATCCGCCGATGTGAGAATTATAGGATCATAAAATGCAGGCTAGACATAGACTGACAGGACTTAGGCACAACCTGAAGGGTGCTAGCACCAACGAAGCACCATCTGAACCAATAACTGTTGTTATCATCCCCGATGAGACTACTTGGTGGTTTCATTCCACTTTCGACACTGATAATAACGACACTGCTGATCCAGATTCATTCATATTTAAGATCGGTAGGGATGATCAACCGAATAATCCTACATCCAATAGAAGACGTGCTGCTATGTATATCAATCTACCTGAGCAGATAGACAGCAAGGTGGGGTCTTTCAGAATGCCAGATGATAGTTCTCTGGTATTAAGTGCAGTTCTAGAACTAGTGGTATTCGACAGACAGGGGACCACACCAATAGACTCTAACGGTGGAGATCCAGAACCCACCACCTATGATGCCATGGAAATGAGAAT